TGCCGGCAGCAAGAAGAATGACGCCTGCCGACATAACCTTACCAAGACCAACAGTATGGATCTCGGTGTTCTCGCGGACTGTTCGCATAATATCGTACATGCCGAACATATCATCCGCAGAGCCACCATACGTGGAGAGATAAAAAGTTATCGGAGTCTTGGTTTTGTTTACTTGGTTTACTTCGTTTAAGTAAATCATTGCGTGGATAAGTTCAGCGACTCGCTCCTCTGAAACATCAGCAAACAAGCCAATGCTGCGCAGATCTGGCTCTTTGCGCTGGGGAGCCATTTCCATCATAAGCGCCTGAGCAATTTCTTTTTCAAGTTCCGCCATTTGTTGGGCTCTCTTCTGGTCAGCCACTTGACCTTCATCTGCTTCTTTGATACCAATCAAATCTTTAAGTTTGTCTAACATTAACTCATCCTCCAAAATTCAAGAGCTTCTGTCTTATGTCTTTGAAGATGCGCCATCGCAGAAGTCCAGTCGCCAAACTCCAAGCCGGGTTTGAATGCGTCTGGTGTTTGAAGCAGCAATTGATCCACAACTTGCTTTTTAAAGTGTTGAAGTTCTGTTTCACACTTGTCTTCAAACAACTTTAAAGTCTTATCGTCTTGCTCGCTTTCTTTTAAATATTTCTTCATTATCTCTTGGGACATAAGGTAATTTTCAACTGCCCTAACAGCCATCAATAAATAGATGATACGACTTGATTTTATCAATTTTAATGATATGCGAGTTGTGTTCAAAAAGTAAAACGTCTTGCAGGTTACATAACCAAAAATAAAAACAAGTGCGTGTAGCCACCAAATATCCATAAGTCCCCTAAAAAATAACCACCGGTTTCCCAGTGGTTAATTTAATGGTTTGTAAAGAGAATGTCAAGAACTATTTTGCAAGACGCTTCATGATTCTCTCTGCGAGATCATCGACCATCTTGTCTTTGTTGTCTTGTGCTTGAAGTCTAGCAGCGACACGACGAGCAACCTCGTTAACGAGATCTTCTTGCTCCATCATGGGCTCCTCTTCCTCTTCGGCACCCATCTCCATGTCCATCTCTGGTGCTGGAAGCTCGGCTTCTTCCTCTTCCTCGGCACCCATGTCCATTTCTTCTCCATCCATCTCGGTAGAGACTGGCTCACCTGTAATGTCCTCTAATGCGGACTCAAGTGCGCTCATGAAGTCTTCGATAGAAACCATCTTTGAGTCGGCTCCCATGTCCATAGCAGGCTCGTCGCCCATATCCATGTCCATGTCCATCTCGGCGTCCATCTCAGGAGCCTCTTCTTCTTCGGCACCCATATCGAGTTCCATTCCGGCTTCTTCTTCCTCGCCTTCCTCTTCATCACGAGCACCGGGCATTTGTCCATACATTTCTGCAATTCTTTCATCACCGATGGGACGCAACTCAGCCAGTTTCATAAAGCTGCGGATCTCTGATTCGGTTAACAGGGGTTTTTGAGCCATCTTTTCTATTCTCCTTGAAAATGAGTCAATAATAAATAGTTTGTTATTTTGCAAAGTCTATGAATTTTACTCATAGTCTGTTCTGCGTTTCAGCTTAATTAGTGCGCTTTCTTCAATTTGCTTCACTCTTGCAAATGAAATTCCCAAACGCTCTCCAACTTGCCTTAAAGTCATTGGTCCGTTCTGATAGATAGATATCAGTGAACAGTTCATTTCGTCTTCGTAGTCTATCCACATTCTGCAATCATCATTCGGACAACTTTCATTTAATTCCAAGCACACTCGCGAGCACGCCTTTAACCCATCGCTATTCATAGATCTGGATGCTCCTCTGCTATTAAGTCAAACAAGTCTTCAAGTTGGTCTTCTGAAAACCCAGCATCTTCCATTGTTTCTTTTCCTTTTTGTATCAACTTCTTTGACTTTGTTCGCTTCTTAACAGACTGGGTTTTTAGATCATCAACAAAACTTAATATTCTTTCATCTTGTTTTAAGTATCCAGTTATCATTGCTCTCAGAAAGTCTGACTGTTTTATATCGTCGTGCTTTAACCTTATGATAAGTTGTGCGTGGCGATGGTCAGTCTCTGTGAATACAACTTTCTTTGTAAGTTTGCCGTATTCTATTTCTCCGATGTCTTCTACCACGAGCGGCTCCTGATGTGAGTTCCGCTCTCGGATAAGCCAGAGTTTGTTTGACGCATAAACTCTGCTACCGCAGCAAACTCGGAAATAGAGCGAGCACCACTGTAAGATAGTCCTGACCTGATGCCGTTCTTTAAGTCCTCGAAGATCTTTGATACAGATCCACGATAAGGAACTCTTGCGCTAACACCTTCGTTTGATGAGTATTCTCCACGCCAGCCGATCTGTGCTTCCTTCGACGCCATACCACGATACATTTTCCAGCGAGTGCCGTCTGACTCTTCAAGCACCTTTCCGGGGGTTTCATCTGTTCCAGACAACAAAGAGCCTACCATCACAGCGTCAGCACCTGCGGCGAATGCCTTTACAATGTCGCCAGAGTTTCTGATGCCGCCATCAGCAATGATCTTCACGTCTCTGTCTGTTTTGGCGCATTCAAGGATCGTATGCAGTCCCGGCACTCCGTGTCCAGTCTGAACACGAGTAGAGCAGATAGACCCACCTCCGATATTACATCGCACCGAGTCAGCGCCCCAGTCAGCCAAGTCATTGATGCCTTCCAAAGTTGCGACGTTCCCAGCCATAATGTGAAGATCCTGACCGAACTCTTGCCTCAACTTTTGCAGTGCTTCTTTCATCATAATGTGGTGCCCGTGAGCAACATCCACACAAAGATATGTAGCACCTGCGGACAGTGCCTTCACTGCTCTGTCCATAAAGTCGCCAGTCACTCCTATTGCAGCGCCAACAACAATTTGTTGCTTATCTCTTGCCCACGACAGATCTCGCGCCATAGACACATAGCGTGCTTCGACCTCTGGTGAGTTATACCGATGAACAACTGCTGTTCCGCCGTGGGTTCCAATTGCGGAAGCCATTGCTGCTTCTGAAACAGTATCCATTGGAGATGCTATCACAGGAAAGTCAAGCCTAACTGCCTTTCCTAGATCGGTAGAGATCGAAACCTCTGACCTGCTGCGAATGTCCGAGTAACGCGGTCTTAAAAGCACGTCATCATACGACAAGTATTCATTCATTATCTTTCTCTCTCTATAAAGTCTCTGATGTACTTGGAAGTGTACCACGTCTTTTCTTGTGGCTCTGGCGGGTCATCAAGTACTCTAACCCTTGGCTTGTGATCTGATGCGAAAGTCTTGATCACTGATATTGTCGGAACTCCGTTGAACTTCAACTTCTTTTCTATTATTTGATTGTCGTCAATGTTGAATGCGAAAAAATGCAGATCAGAATACTTCTCGTCATTTGAAATATCAACATAATAGTCTTGTAGTGCGTGACACAAGTGACAGTTATTCGAGTAAAACTTAACTATACACGTTGAGTCTTCCTTTACTTGTCCCGCTAATATCTTGTTTAGTGCATCTACCGACAGTCTATCCACGCTCATTTTCTATTGCCTCCCTTGCTTTGGCGATGCAGTGAGGACAAAACAGCCTCACTACTTCTTGACGCACGACAACATTCCATTCATTAACCATCTCTTTGTTTTTCTTATCAAATGGCTCTGCACACGCACTACATTGTTCTGGTAGTTTGCTGAACAAAGCCACTTGTTGGCTCATCTTTTCTGCGCTGTCGCTGCCTGTCTGCTTACTCAGACTTCTTCTTAGTTTTCGGTTCACTCTTCTTTCCTCTGACGCTCTTTCTGTACGTCGGTGATCTCTTTTCTAGCTCTTCGCCACGGAGCGGTGTGGGCTCTGGCTCTGGTTCTTGCTCTTCTTGCGGTGCCTCTTGTGGTTGTGCTGTGGCTGGTGCTGCTTGTTGTACAGGTGGTGCCGGTTGTGGCTTGAGCGCAGGAGCATACTGCTGTAGCGTCAGCATTGCGCCTTCGTATTCAACGAGAGCGAGAGCATGGCGACAAATTGTATCCACCGTGTGGCTCTGGTATGCCTGCTTAAGAAGTCCGTATTGCTCAAGAGCCTTTGATTTAAGCCTTGTGATGGCTGCATTTAAAATTTCTTCGGTCATTGTTATTCTCCTTATCGATTAATAGTTTCTACACGCCAAAGTTCTTCCCCTCCGTCAAAAACCACAACAGCCGAGGGGAATGGTGCGCTGTTGCTGCTATCTCCAAACTTAAGTCGTCCCTTTACAAAATGAATCTCTGATGCCTTCATAACGTGGTCATGCCAATACTTTGTGTCTGTTCGTGCTGGGATAAGCATTACCACCTTTGTGTTCTCTTTTCGAGCAGATAGGCGACCTTTCTCGATCCACCTATCGATACCTCGACCATAAGGAGGGTTTACGAACACTGTGTGCCCTGTCCAGTCCTTTGATAGTCCGTCTTCCGCTTCTGTGTAGAAGTTGGCACACTTAGTATTAAATGGAGTTGCGCAAGGATCTAAGTCAAACGGACCAAAACGCCAGTCTAACTTATCAAAGAAGTCCTGTGGTGTTGCCCAGTTTCCTGTTTTGGAACTGAACATGACTTTTTGTGTTGTTTCATCCATCTGTACTCCCGAGGGCTCCGTCACCCCTATTGCTGATTGTCATTGGGTGTGCATATAGTTCAGACTCTTCTGTTAGCGTTGGACGAAAGTGAACCACTGGGGTTAGCACTAATTGTGCGATCTTATCGCCCGGTGAAATACATTGAAGCCTGCTGCCCACGTTGTGAAGATTGATGAACACCTCTCCGTCATAGCCAGAATCAATCACGCATGCACCAACAAGAAGCGATTTCTTTGCCGCCACACTGCTTCGATTTTTGACTTCCAGCATGTATCCATGTGGCACTCCGAACTTCAATCCCGTTTCAAGAATCTTGCTGTCACCGGGATGCAAAGCAACCGTAGTTGGATCCTCTGGACTATAAAACACATCAAGTCCAGCATCCGATGGGTTAGCACGGTCTGGTTCGTGTGCAGTCGAACGAACTTTAGCATATTCAATGATCATTGGTCACCACTTCCA